CGTCGCGTTTTGGGCGCAGAGGTACCCATACGGTAATCTCATCGCTCGGCCGCAAGGCCACTTTCGGGCCTATAGCTCAGGCGGTTAGAGCGCTTCGCTGATAACGAAGAGGTCGGAGGTTCGAGTCCTCCTAGGCCCACGGAAGTCGGTATCACCGACTCCCCCACCGGAAGGGTGCACCGTGAGATTGGTTCTGCTGGTGCTCGGTGCCATGGTCGCGATCGCAGCCGGCTTTGTTTGGCGGACCCGGCATGGCGCGGAGGTCTGGCACTCCATTCAATCGGACCTCGTCGAGGGGCCTTAGCTCAGTTGGTAGAGCGCTGCCTTTGCAAGGCAGATGTCAGGAGTTCGAATCTCCTAGGCTCCACAAATAAAACAGCAGGTCACAGCGGTTCTGGCACTACTTGCCGGGGCCGCTGTTTTCGTCTGTGGACACACTTTGGACACACTTTCGAGTAATCCCCACGGTCAGCAGGTCATTTATCGCCACTCCAACGGCCTCGACATCGGACGGATACAGGTGGCCGTACCGGTCCAATGTCAGCGCCGCCGACTCGTGGCCGAGCATGTTCTGGACGCTCTTGATGTTCGCCCCGGACTGGATCGCCAAGCTGGCCGCTGTGTGCCTCAACTCGTGCAACTTGAAGTCGTAGATGGTCTCGTCGTCCCCGGTTGTGTTAGGCACCACCTTCGGGTGGATGCCGGCCGCGGCGATCGCATCGGCCCACCACCGTCGCCGCACATTCGAGCCCCGCATATGCCCGCCCTGGCCGTCCGGGAACACAAGCTCGTCAACTTTCCCGGCGCGGGGAAAAAGGTCAGCCACGAACGCCGGTAGCGCCACCGTCCGGCCCTTGCCGCCCTTCGGCGGGCCGATCTCGAACTCGCCGTCGACCAGCGCCACCGACCGTGTGACCTTCAGCTTGAAGGCCTCAAGGTCCACGTCCTTCCATCGAAGCTCGGCCACCTCACCGAACCGCAACCCACACGTCCCCAACACGTACACCAGCGCCCGGTGATCGCCCGCCGCGCCGGCAAGCGCGTGCAGCTGCTCCAGCGTCAGGAACCGTTGCTCGACGGCCTGCACCGTCGGCAGCTCCACACCATCCACAGGATTGATTGCCAGCCGGTTCTCGGTCACCGCCATCGCCAGCACCTGACGGAGCACCCCGACCGTCTTGTGCACCGACGCCGGGGCCAGATCGACACTCAGATCCGCGACCCACTCACGAACCCACCGCCGGGTGATATCTCCGAGCGGGATGCGTCCGTGCTTCGCCAGCTCGCCCTCAACGATGATCCGGTACCGGGCACGCGTCGACGGCTTCAGCTTGTGCTTGCTCTCCAACCACTCGCGTGAGAACTCGCCCAACGTGATCCGGCCGGCCGCCGGGGCCACGTACACACCCTGGCGCTTGTCCACCTCGAGCTGATCGGCCCACGCCTGCGCATCACGCTTCGTCTTGAAGCCACGCTTGCGGGTAGTTCGCCGATCCGGTGTGCGATACCGGACCGCGTAAAACGCTGCCCCGGTGGTGGTCTCGTACTTCTCAATCGTCGCCATCGGCTAGTTCCTGCTCAAGCTCATGCCGTAGTTCGCGGCTGATGCGGCCCTTCTTCTGTGCGTTGGCGCCTGCGCCCGCACGTCTGTCTCGCTCCTCGCTAAATGTCTTCTGCCATAGCAGATTCGAGAGATCGGATAGCTGTGATAGTTCAATCTTGAGTTGCCGCGCAAGGCGTTCCTCGGGTTGTCCCGAACGCACCATCAGGCGCTGCGCGGCAGTCAGAGCTCCGTCGCCCCAGAGTGCCTGATCGAAAGCCAGCGATTCCTTCGACTCGTCACCTCGTGATGCCCACACCTCCCACGGGATGCCTCGACATACTTCGGCAACGAGGTGCGCCGGCATTGCGAGCCCGTTATTCAACTGAATGTCGCCGTCGGCTTGCACCAACTCGGGGAATACCCCGCCTGTCTCCCGGCGCCACCTGTAGCGGTTGGCAATCTGGGCAGCCACCTCTAGCGCAAGGCTTACGGCGAGCACCGTCCCGAACGTCGGCGACGACCGGCCCTTCTCGAAGTCCGCGACAGCCGAAGAGTTCCAGCGCAGGCCGCTATCTCGCGCGTGCCTGGCGAATTCGTTCTGCGTCAAGCCGATCTCATTGCGGATTCGCTTGCAATTACGTCCTACGACCACAGCAAGGTCGGCCCGTTCGGTAGCCACGACGACGAGATTACGGGAATTTACGAGCCTTGACAACGGAGCGCGGGAGTGCTGAAATCCTCACTAGTCGGATATTTCCGATGCTTGAGAACTCCACAGTGGCCCATCGCAGATACGGACACCGACCACGCCAATGGTCGACGCCCACACGCCGGAGAGGCCCGAGGCACGGGAGGTACCCACCTACGGCAGGGAACAAGGGTTAAACACCATCCACCACAACAACATTCGACAGGAGAACTACAGATGCTCGAAACATTGAGCCCTAAGCAGGTAGCGGAAATCCTGCACACCACGGAGGCGGGACTGGCCGCAATGCGCTACCGCGGTATCGGACCGAAATTCATCCGCGTAGCCAGCCGCAAAGTGATCTACTCCGCGGCCAGCATCCAGGAATACCTGGAGCAGAACACCATGCAGCGCACCGACGACGTCCCGCGGGGCGCCGCCTGATGAACCGCCCGACGAAATGTGCCCCGGCCGGTGCTGGAACACCTGCCGGGGCGAACGAACCCACCCAACAACCAATTGAGGAGAAATCCGTGATGTCCACGATAGATCAGGACGCTCTTCCGCACGAGAAGAGCACTTGCATGTTCTGCATGGTCCCCACGACGGGTGAGCAGGTCTGCAGCTTCTGCGCCAGCTATGTGCCGCCCGAGCCGCTGACCGTGAACACCTTGCTCGCCGAAGCGGACAAGCTGCTCCCGACGTTGTTGGCCTCGCGGCTCGCGTCGGCATCGGCGTGCTTTCCCGCGCCCGACGGCGGCACGGTCTATGTGCAGTCCAGCGGCAACCGCGTCAACATCGCCGTCACCGAGAAGGACCCCGACACCAAGCAGCTCGTGACGCGGGAGTTTACCGCGGTGATCACGGAGGTGACCCGATGAGCGGCCACGTCACCTGCACCTGCCCGACCGTCCCGCCGGGCACCGAATTCGTCGACATCTGGGAGACCCTCGACGGCCACACCAGTCGCGTTATCTCCGGCGGCGACACCCCGTTCGGACCCGACCTGAGGTGCATCGCGTGGGCCGACGCCATTCAGAACCACAATGGCACCATCCACTCGGCCGCGATCCGTGTGGACATCAGTCACGAGACGGACCCATTGACCGGCGAGCAGGCACGCATCCTCGCCGAGGCGCTGCTCCGGCTGGCCGACCAGGTCGACGCCTGGGACACGTGGAGCGACGCCAGGGCGGCCACCGAGTGACCGACACCACAGCAGGAGGCCGGCACGCGAACTTGCGTGCCGGCTCTCCGGCGTCCCGCGAAATCTCATGCACCGCTGTGTACCAACGACTTAAGCCGCTGCTGGGCGATCCCGGGCCGACGCTCGGCACCCCGGCGTGGCTCCAGCTCGACGACACCGACCCCGCCGCCTGGCGGTCCGTGCTCTGGGCCGCACTCCAATGGGCGGTCGCACAAGACGCACGACAAGAACACCTTGCCGAAGCATCCAAAACCATTGCCGCCGCCGAGAACTGGGCTGCAGTCGCCCGCTCAATCCACCGCCGGCAATCCGGCCTGTACATACCAAGGAAGGCATCGTGACCGATACCGATACCAACGACGACTGCCCCAAAGGTGGCAAGCACCTGCACGTCAATGGCATCTGCATGGACTGCGGCGACCGGGCGAACGCCGACGGCCGTCGCCTCGTCGTAACCCGTGGCTCCCAGGTCAAAGTCAAGAAGCTCATCTGGTGGGAATTCGGCCTCGTCCTGCAGTACGCCATCAACCTCCTGGCGGCCCGCGAGGGTAAGGGCAAGTCGACCGTCGCGTCGTCGTGGGCGGCACGGGAAACCCGCAACGGTGGCGTGGTCCTCTGGATCGGGACCGAGGAATCCCGCGAGTCCGCCATCGTCCCGCGGCTCATCGCGGCCGGCGCTGACATGGACCGCGTCATCTTCGTCGACGTCCAGACCGACCTCGGCACCGGCGCCCTGGTGTTCCCGCTCGACCTCGTGCGCATCGAGGGTGTCATCCGCGAGCACGACGTCACCATGTTGTTCCTCGATCCGGCCAAGGCCGTTGTGCCGAGCGGCTTCTCCGGCAACGACGACATCGCCGTCCGGCAGTACCTCGAGCCGATCGCCGCGCTGGCCGACCGCTGCAAGGTGACCGTCATCGGCCTGGCTCACTTCGGCAAGAAGCAGGGCGCTGACTCCGGGCAGCTCATGCTTGGCTCCGTCGCCTGGTCCCAGGTGGCCCGCTGCGTCCTGTCCATCGCAGAAGACCAGGACAGTGGCGACCGCGTGCTGACCAACACCAAGGCCAACTACGCCGGCACCGATCGTTCGGTCGGATTCCGCATCGTGTCCACCAACGTCGAGACCGACGACGGGCCGACCGAGATCGGCTCCGTCGAATGGCTCGGCGACACCGACATCGACGCGCGGCACCTGCTCGCCGGCGATGCCCACGACGATGACGCCGGTGAGCGAACCGCGGCCGAGCACTGGCTGGAGGACTACCTGACAGCAAACGGACCCACTGCCTCGAAGATCGTGAAGAACGAGGCCGCCAAGGAGAAGATCAGCGAGGCCACGCTCAAGCGAGCAAAGAAGAAGATCGGCGTCGTCGACCGGTCATCAGGCTTCCCGCGGACATCGACGTGGCATTTGCCCAGTCAGATCACCAGCCAGTCGGATCACCCTGTCACGCCACAGCGTGAGCCGACTGAGCCAACTGGGCACGACCTGCATAAACAGGATGAGCCAACTGGGCTCGAAACCCAGTCGGCTCACGCCAGCGCGAATGAGCCAACTGGAGAGCCGACTGGCGTGAAGCCATCGGTTATGTCCGCCAAGGGCAACCCGCCCGCGCTCATCACAAGCCGCCGCCACCGTCTCCGCACCGTCGCCGGCCAACCGGTCAGCAACTGCCCGCACTGCGACCAGCAACTCGTCTATGCCGACGACCGACGCGACGGATACCACACCAGCAAAGCCGCCTGCGTCAAAGCCCAGCAAACCCAAGGTCGTGCCTCGTGAAGCGCAAGGTGATCTTCACGCCCGACGACTACTGGACCAACCCACCAAGGAAGAACATGAACATCAGCCCCCACAACGCCGGCGACCTCCGACGCGCCGGTGTCCTCATCAAGCACCGCATCGCAGGCGACACCGACGGCATCAACACCATCCTCACCGAAGCACTCGAAGCCGCCCGTGCCACCGAACTGGTCGACGCCGTGCTCATCACCCTCGGCACCGTCGCCACTCGACTGCTCACACCCGAAGGACTCGCCGCCCTCGATGAGTGGGTGGCCTTCTACGCCGACCGCAACTGGGACCACGTACCGGACCAATGGCATCCCGCGGCCCGGTTCATCACCGCCCACGGTCTCAAGGACTACGACACCATGACCGCGATCCTCAACGAGACCAGCGACGACGTTGCACCCACGATCCTCGCCACCATCGACGTCTACATCAACGTCATGCCCGTGCTGCACACCCACATCGGCAACCGCGTCTTGTCCAACGGCATCAACAAGCTCGCAGGCATCGAAGCCGAGGCCGACTGATGACCATGCGACCCTGCCTGACATGTGGTGAGCCATCGGACGGACGACGCTGCCCCGAGCACACCGTCGACCCCAAGGCATCCGCGACTGAGCGCGGCTACGACCACGCCTGGACCAAGCTGTCCAAGCGAGCCCGCAGACTCCAGCCGTTCTGCCTCACCTGCGGGAGCACCGAGGACCTACAGACGGACCACACCCCAGAAGCGTGGGCACGCAAGGCCGCTGGCTTGCCCATCCGCCTCCAGGACGTCCAAGTCCTCTGCGGACCATGCAACCGAGACGCTGGCGCCGCACGCGGGCCGCAGGCCACCAGGGGACCCACCCCCACGGCCGGCGCTACTGACCCGCGTGCCAGGCCCGGAGCGCAATGAAGACGACAATGGTTTTCATTAAGGGGGTGTGTGGTGCGTAGCGGCAACAAGGGCAAGCTCGAAAACGGCGATGTCCCACTGCCGTTCCGGCCGACGTCGGAGGTGGAGTCGGAGCGGTTCGTGAAGTTCTGCGAGAAGTTCGTGCGGGTGCCGAAGGGTACCAACGCGAAGGGTGTTTTCCGGCCCCGTGAGTGGCAGATGGACATCGTGCGGGACGTGCTCGATTCGGGCGCTCGCACGGTCGGTGAGATGTTGCCGCGTGGGTCGGGTAAGACGACGCTGAACGCCGCGATCGCGCTCTATGTGTTCTTCACGTGGGGGGAGGGCGCAAACGTCGACATCTTCGCGGTGGATGAGCGTCAGGCCGGTCTGGCGTTCTCGGCGGCTAAGCGGATCGTGGAGCTGTCCGACGAACTATCAAGCCGGTGTTACGTGTACGCGGACAAGCTGGTGATCCCGCTGACGGACAGCACGTTTCAGGTGATGCCCGCGTCCCCGGCCGCTGCCGAGGGCCGGGACAGCGTCCTGACCATCGTGGATGAGGCCGGGGTGGTCAACCGGGACCTCTACGAGGTGGTGGCCCTGGCGGCCGGCAAGCGTGAGCGGTCGGTGTTGGTGGCCATCGGTACGCCGGGGCCGAAGCTGGACGATCAGGTGTTGTTGTCGCTGCGGGAGCAGCACCAGGAGCATCCCGAGGATACGTCGCTGCGGTGGCGCGAGTATTCGGCGGCCGGGTTCGAGGATCACCCGGTGGATTGCCAGCATTGCTGGGAGCTGGCCAACCCGGCGTTGGACGACTTCCTGCACCGCGATGCTCTCCATGCGCTTCTGCCGCCAAAGGTTCGTGAGGCGACGTTCCGGCGGGCACGGTTGTGTCAGTTGCCTGTGGACGTCGAGGGTGCGTTTCTGCCGCCGGGGGTGTGGGACGGGCTGTCGACCGGCGTGCCGATCCCTGACGGCGCGGAGGTCGTTGTGGCGCTGGACGGTTCGTTCTCTGACGACACGACGGCGCTGCTGCTGGGCACGGTCGCCGCCGAACCACACTTCGATGTGCTGCAGGTCTGGGACCCCAAGGGCGACCCCGATTACCGGGTGCCGGTCGCCGAGGTGGAGCAGGCCATCAGGGACGCGTGCAAGCGGTACCAGGTGGTGGAGATCGTAGCCGACCCCTTCCGCTGGACCCGAACCATTCAGGTGCTCGCGGACGAGAAGCTACCGATGGTCGAATTCCCGCACAGCCCAAGCCGCTTGACCGCCGCGACGGGCGACCTGTATTCGGCTGCTGTCAACGGCAAGCTCACCCACTCGGGCAACCCGACACTTGCCGCACACGTCGGTGCCGCAGTGATCCGGGAGGACGCCCGAGGTATCCGGCTGGACAAGGCCACGCGGTCACGGTCCGCCCGAAAGATCGACCTGGCCGCGTGTTTGGTCATGGCTCACAGTCGCGCCACCTGGCGCGCAACTCACAAAAAACGCTCTAGGACAAGGAGTTTCGTATGACTTTGTTGGTTGATCTTCTGCAGCGGCTCAATGAGCCGTTGGCCCGGTACGCCGATCTGGACCGGTATTACGAAGGGCGCCAACCGTTGGCGTTCCTGTCGCCGGAGGCTCGGACGGCGCTGGGCAACCGGTTCGGCATCATGGCCTCGAACATCCCGCGCCTGGCGGTAACCGCTCTCGCGGAAAGGCTGAGAATTACCGGGTTCGCCGGCGACTCTGGCGTTTGGGCGGATTGGCTGCGCAATGACCTCGATCAGCAGGCCGGGGTGGCGCACCGCGAAGCGCTGCTGCTCGGCGACTCGTACGTGATCGTGTGGGCCGACAGTCAGGGCCGGCCGCAGGTGACGGTGGAGTCTGCGAAACAGGTTGCGACCCTGAATGATCCGGGCACCCGGCAGCCGTACGCCGGGGTGAAGCGTTGGGAGGACAAGGCGCGCAAGACAACCGAGCTGATGATGTATCTGCCGGATGTCATCGTGCACAAGCGGGCCGACCAGCTCGGCGCCGTCGCGAGCGGATTCAAGACCGTCGAGGAGTTCCCGAACCCGCTCGGCGTGGTCCCGGTGGTGAATCTGCGCAATACCGACCGCATAGTCAACTTCAGCTACTCGTCGCTGTTTGACTACGGGTGCAGCGAGATCGAGGATTTGAAGCCGCTTGTGGACGCGCTCAACAAGTCGTTGGCGGACATGATGGTCACCTCGGAATACGTTGGGCGGCCGCGTCGTTGGGCCACGGGCATAGAGTTGACCGAGGCGCCCGTGCTGGACGCCGAGGGCAACCCGGTCCTCAACGAGTTGAATCAGCCGGTGATGACCGAAGTGAACCCCATTCCCGAGGGTCACCGCGCCATGATCTCGGAGAATGACGGCGCCAAGTTCGGGCAACTGCCGGCCGCCGACCTCGCCGGCTACGAGGCATCGGTGCGGGTAATCCTCGGCCAGATCATGGCTGTGTCAACACTTCCCGCGCACTACGTGGGGGTGTTCACGGATAACCCGGCCTCAGCGGATGCGCTGCGGGCATCGGAATCGTCACTCACGGCCAGAAGTGAGGCGCGGCAGCAGACGTTCGGCCGGGCATGGGAGCAAGTCGCCCGGTTGATGATCGCGGTCCGTGACGGTGTCGACCCCAACCAGGTGGACGGCGTACGGGTCCAATGGGCGGACGCGGCAACACGTTCGGTCGCCCAGGAAGCCGACGCGGTCGTCAAGCTCTACCAGGCCGGCCTATTGCCGCAGGCGTACGCACTGGGCAAGCTCGGCTACTCGGCGGACGAGATCACCAAGGTCACTGCGGAAACGCCCGTCATGGACACGGTGCTCTGATGAGAGTTGCAGCGCGAAACCTTGATCCGACCGTGGTTGTAGCACCCGGTACCGAGCGGCCAATCCGGCTGCGCACCGGCGCGCTGACGTACATGTTCACCGAGCACGAAGCAGTAGACCTGGCCACCAAATTGGCTGACGCAGTAGACGAAAACAGAAGGAGCACAACATGAGTGAAAACATTCCCAGCGCCGAGGAAGTTTCGGACGTGACCGCCGCCGAGGGTGACATTCCAGATGCGACCCCCGAAGGGTCCGATTTGGAATCGGAACCCACCGAGGACGCCGAGACCTTCCCGCGCGAGTACGTCGAGAAACTGCGCCAGGAGAACGGTAAGTACCGGCAGCGTGCGAGTGAGGCAGACTCCCTCGCAAACCGGCTGCACACCGAACTCGTCCGGGCCACAGGCAGATTGGCCGATCCGACCGACCTGCCGTTCGACCCCGACCATGTTGCCGACGCCGGCAAGATGTCCGCCGCGATCGACGCCTTACTCGAGTCCAAGCCGCACCTGGCGTCCCGCCGGCCCACCGGCGACATCGGTCAGGGCAACCGGGGTCAGGGTGGCGGATCGTTCTCCCTGTTGCAGATGCTCAAAGATCGAACCTGAGCGAGGTACACTCAACTCACCGGGCCTGGCGCCCAATACGCGATTGACGTCCTGGCGACGTGTCGAACCAAACCGACACGTCTCTAGGAGTCAACCGTGGCCATCGAAGTCACAAGCGGCAATTCAACTCTCATCCAGTCGCAGGTATCCAGCCTGCTCGTCCAGCCCCTCGAACAGGCATCCACGTTCCTCGCGGCCGGCCCCGTCATCCTCGACAGCTCCAGCCCCGTCCGGGTCCCGCGCATCGTCAACGGCGTCACGGCCGGGTTCGTCGCGGAAGGCGCCCAGATCGCCGATGGCGACGTTGCGTTCGATGAAGTGACGCTGCTGCCCTCGACCATGAAGGGCCTCAAGGTTCTGGTGAAGCTCTCCAACGAGCTGATCCGTACCAGCGTCGTCGGCCTCGAAGCGGTCCTGCGGACCCGGCTCGTCACCGACGTTGCCAATGCCCTCGACGCGGCGCTATGGGACGGTGCCGGCACCAGCAACACCATCAAGGGCATCTTCCGGCAGACCGGCATCGCCACAGGCGTGCTTAACCTGTCTGACCCCGACAGCCTCATCGACGGCTTGGCCACCGCGCAGGGCAACAAGGTCAACCCGACTCACTGGGTCATGACGTCCAGCTCGTGGGCGACGCTGCGCAAGAACAAGATCGCCGCCACCGGAAGCAAGCAATACCTGTTCGACCCCAATGGCGGCATCGCAGGCGGCACCGAGCTGCGACTGTTCGGCCTGCCGGTCATCGTCACCGACAACATCCCGGCGGTGTCCACCAAGAACCGCGTCGGCCTGGTCGACTTCTCCAAGGTGGTCGTCGCCCGCGACGTAGACGCCGAAGTGAAGATCCTCGACCAGACGTGGGGCGACTACGACAGCATCGGCATCCGCGTCGTCTCCCGCTGGGACACCGCGCTGTTGCAGGCCAAGGCCGTCACTCTGCTGACCGAGGCCTAGCCGATGGCCATCGTCGACGATGTGCTGGCGCTGGTCGGGGACTCGCCAGGCGGACCCCAATGCGCCCCGCATGTGCCGACGGCCGTCGCTCAGATCACGGTCATGGCCAAGGCGTACACCCGGGGACGCGGCTTCACCGGCAATACGCCCAACGTCGAGCTGAGTGCGGTCATCGTGACCGCCTCAGCCCGCCTGGCCGCCAACGGTGCCGGCACTCAGTTCCGGAAGAAGGTCGATGAAGTCGAGTACGAATGGAGGTCGTCGTTCACGGGCTGGACCCTGGCCGAGCAGATCGTGCTCAACCGGTACCGCGTCCGCGCCCAGTAG